TAAAAAATCCCTAACAACACCACTTACTCTAAATTTAGATGGTACTGTACCTGAGCCACTACTTGTAACTAAGCTTTGCAAAGTTGCAAAATTAGTTGATGTACCCATTAAATAATATTGAGGTTTATCAACACCATTTGATGCTATTACATAATTACCAAACTGAGTAAATGTCCAAAAATCTGTATTACCACCAGTTAAAGATCCTTTTCTTGATGTAAAAGTACCACCATCTAATTGATAAATATCTGTATTAGTAGCTACAAAGTTATATACATTGTTAGCATTATCTCTAAAAGATCCAGCTCCTCTTGAGTCTGTGCTTATATTATTTGATGAATAGTTTACCAATGAAGGAAATCTTTTATAAGAATTTAAAGCATAATAAACATTGGTAGCAACATTAGCTCCAGGATTCATATGCTGTGGTTGATCAGGTAACCATTCTCCAAAAGGTATTTGCATAATTATTTTCTTCTATAAAATGATAAATCAGTTCCAATATCTGTTCTTTGTACAACTGGTGCACCACCATAAGAATCTTGTTGATCATTATTTTCAGCTCTTTCCATAGCAGCTGAATACATACCTAACCATTGTTGAGCTTGATTAGGCTCTATACCACCTAAAAAATTAGCAGCATGATATAATGATCCATATAAATAAATAGCAGGATGATTTAATAAAATATAATTAGTTGTATTGCTATCTGATAATTCATTAAAAGCTTTGTAGTATTGTAGATAGCCTGTGTATGATGTGTCTGGTTGTGGTGCAAATCTAAAACTTTCTGTACCATTATCTGATTCAATAGTATAAGTTCTTGGCATACCTGCTGTTGAACCACCTTTGATAGATATTAAGTTAGAAGGTGTAATATAATTTAAATGATATTTAGTTCCACCAGATAGAATATAAAAAGATCTAACACCAATAAATCCTGAAGGTACTGTTACTGTTTCTGCATTAATAGTAATAGAATCATTTTGTTCCATTTGTCTTATTCTTAACTTAGCATTAAAGTCAGCTTCAGTTAATTTAATAAAGTCATTAGCTATTTCAGAAGTTAAATCACTTCTGTTAAGCCAATTAGCTATAGATGTTTTAAGTGCAGAATAAGTATTTAGTGCCATTACATTCTTCCTGGTGCAGTTCTAAAATATCTAAAATCAGAACTATTTAATTTTTCTCTTAATATTTTACTTCTAACTTCTTGAGGTAAAGCAAACCAATTATTAGTACCATTGTATTCTTTAGTCCAAATTTCTAACATTAGTCTTGGAATACTAGCTATACGTTTCATATCTTTAGATGGAGTATATCCATCATTTTGATTGTATAGCTCTTTATTTCTTTTTAGTAGATTGGTAACATTCTCAGTTTTTTTAACTGTTAGTTTACCATCAGTTTCTACATAATAAGAAGTACCATCTTTTTCTTTATCTCGTAGTATGCTCATTACTCAGTTAGTTCAGTAATATATGCGTTTACAGTTCCAATTACAGCTACCTTTTCGCCTGGCGATATTTTAAAATATTCATAATCATCAGCAGGTAAGTATATTGATGAAGTAGTTGCTGTTGGGTTTACACCGATTTCTATATGACAAGCAGCATCAGCTGCAACTCTAACGTAAAAGATATTATCAGATATTGCTGAAGATTGTGCTGAAGTACCAGTTGAATTTACTTTTTGTGTTGATTTTGGTCTCATTGCTAAATGCATTATTTTCTCCTTTAGTTGGGGGTGTTACCACCCCCTAATTAATTATCTTCTTATAACAAAAGTTACAACTGCTTTTGAAGTATTAGTTGATCCACCATCAGTAATCATTTCGATAGATCCACCTTCAGTTACATTATTTGCACCAGTTGGTTCAGCTGTGTCTATTGCACCAGCAGAGCCTGAAGCTACGATAGAAATTCCACCGCCAGTAACTGCTGTTCCACCGATTTCAAAAGAAAGTGCGGCAGTACCAGTAATAGTTGCTTGATTAGCAGAAAGAATTTTTATAATTTTTCCGCCATCAGGTACAGCAACAAAAGTTGATGAAGCTGTTGATACATCTTCAATTTCAGCTGTTATAAAATAGTCGTTTAATGTTCTCATTTTTTATCCTTTTTATTTGCTTCGTTCCGACTTTAAATAAATCTTCAAAGACCAAACAAAATTATTGTTAGTATGATGGGGGATTGCTCCCCCACCAAATTAATTATTATGATGTTGTAAGATCAAATACTCCACCTGAAGCACCTTCGTTTCTAGAGATCAAAGTAAGCTCAGCTAAGATCTGTCTTTTCTCAGCATCTCCAGTTTTTGAAAGTTCATGCATAGTGAAATCTCTTAAGAAACCAACTGACCAGTAATCCATATCTAGGACTAATGCGTCTCTATCTCTTGAGAATCTATTTGGAACAACTTCTAAATCTCCGAAATCAGAAGAATATACATCAATAGATGTGTATAAAGTTTTATCTTCAGACGCATCAAATCTAGTATTTCCACCTGTGAAACCAGAAATTTTTTGTTTGTTGAAAGGGCCAACCATGATTACTGATGGGTTACCACCTGCATTCCAAGTTCCCTTGATTACATCTTTAAGCAT